CCTCGCCGGTTTCTGGATCAACCTGTTGAAAATGGTTGCCAGCCCCCGTAAAGGCCGCATCTCCACTCGCCTGCGCTTGGGCGCGAGTCCCAAGGATGCCGCGAATGACGCGAATGGACGTACCGGACACGGACGAAATCTGCATCGCTTCGTCATTGACCCAGACAAACTGTCCAGCCGAAAAATTCGTCCCGGACGCGACCGTAATCGTCGCCTGGGAGTTGTTAATGGCCGCACTGAGGGTCGTGCGTGTCATGTATGTCTGTGCTTCAACATTCTGCGAGAGTCCCAAGAGACAGCCGGCCACTAGCAGAATGAAATAGAATAAACGCATACTACACCTTCCTTTCATCTGTTAAGCAGCTGCAATCGCTACGGACCACTCTGGTCGCTGTGTTTGAATACCATACAGAACATCAAATCGTGATTTCCAAATGTCTGCATCTCCGTCGTACCATTCGATATACCGCAGACCGACACCAGACTGCTGGTCATACTTCATGCTGGCCTGGTTGACACCCTTCGGCTTTTCGAGCGGGACAATCGCCAAGGCGACGGCCTCGCTGTTGAACGCCACGCCCTGTGAGTAGACGTTGCCCGTTGTGCCAAACACGGTGATCGCCGCGCCATCTGCTGCCAGCGCACTGACGTTCTGGAACCGTTCCCCTGGCCCCACGATGGATGGCGAAATACTGATCGTCATATCACCGGTCGAGTCACTGACTGCCGTGGTCACGACAAACTGCTGGAGCGATCCCAGCGTGGCCTTGGTGACCGGGTTGACGGCGAACACGCCGGCTACCGTAAAGCGGTCGCCGACCGTGAGGTTCGACGCGCCACTGGACCAGCCATCCGTGATCAGACTTGATCCCGTTTGACTGGCACCATTGACCAACGGAGTGCCTGCATAGGTTCCCACCGTATGCGTGTAGACGTTCTGATCCATATACCAGTTGAATCCTGCGGCATAGGTATCAATCTCGCCACTGTCAAAGGTGCTACTCACCTTGCGTCCCGGGTGAAAATAATCCCGGAGCGCGTAGGCGATGTCTGCTTCCATCTCCGCGTTGACCATCAGGTGACGTTGGCCGTCGCCCCGTGGACAGGCGTTGTTGGTCAGCTTCACCCCTGCATCCAGGTAGGTTTGCATGGTCGACGGTGTCGTCCCCGGCGTCCCTACCGCGTGAAAGGTGGCCTTGCTGACATCTTCTAAAATGTCCGCGTCCACCTCGTTGGCCAGCCGGACAATGGCCGGCTTGAGCACCTGCTCGGTCAGGCTATTCAGATCGAGCTTGCGTTCCTTGCTCGACATCGAAAAGTCAACACCCTTCTGCCGGTCCAGCGTCAGCGTGTCGGTCTGTTCCTGAATATCCTGTCCCGCCCACGCTTGGCCAGTCCGCACCGTAAACTGTGCAGGCTTGCGGATTCGGATCGAATCCCCAATTTGGCCGCCCGTGCTGCCGAAGTCACCCTCCAGCTTCTTTGAACAGCATCGGGCCGCGACGAGATTGTTCTCGAAGACGTCCAACGCTGACAAAGTTATGTCATCAATTGTGGGCAATGAATTTGCCATATTTTCCTCATTCAAGTCCCGCCATTATGATCGCCGCCGTCCGCCACGTACCCCGTGATGCTTGCGAAATTGAGACAGGGACGCCGAGCGTGAGTCATAGCTGGTGGGTGTAGCGGTGCCCCCGACCGGCGCCATGGGGGCGCTGGGCGTGGTCGTCGCTACGGAAGTGGATGCAGGAAGTTGTGACGCGGTCAGCGTCGCCTCAACCTGCGCTTCTAGTTTGCCAATCATGCGCTGGTGAGCCGCCAGCGTCGGCTGTTGGTACAGCTCGGCAATCTTTTCCGGGTGTGTACCAAGGTAGTGCATTATTTCGTGACCGATGGGGGACTTCAAAAGCGTTCCAACGAGCGGGCGCTGCTTACCATCGGTGGGCAGCGACGTGTACACGATGTTGTACTTCTCGTCGAAATCGGGGTGTATCTTCTTAAATTCGGGATCGTTGCTTTTCGCGTCCCACTGTTTCTGCGCCTGGGTGACCGCCGCCTCGAAATTGGTGGCCTGAACCTGTTGCGCTTGGGCCGAGGACTGCTTGTGGTATTCCTGCCGCGCCTCCCAGCGGCTATTCGCCGCAATCCAGGACGCATACGGGTCCGCCTCCTCGGAAAATTGCGCGAGCACGGGCGCCGGATCATTCGCCGCAGCGGGGTCTCCGGGCACCGGGGTGGCCTGCGCCGCCTCCGGCTCGGCCGCCAGGTCTCCGGTCGGCTGTGGTGTCTCAATTTGATTATGGAGCGCCTCGATCTGCGCCTTCAGCTCATGCTGCTTCCGCAGCAGCGACATGATTCGGCGCCCAGATCGTTTCTTGTGATCCAGCACGTCGCCCGTATCCGGGTCCACCAGCTGGGTCGGGTCGCCCGGGGTCGGCGCGGCCGCCTCGGCGGTCGCATCCTCGTCCGCATCAGCCGTCACCTCGGGGGGTGAGGCGTCTCCATCCGCCTGCGCCACCGGCGCGAAGTCATCTGCAACCTCGCCCTCCCGTTCAGCTTTGCGAGCCGCCCGGAACGTGGACAGCTCCGAAGCCTCTGGAGTGGGCACCGGATCGGCGCCGGTCTCCTGGGGTTCGGTCGCAGGAACAGGGGGAGGTGCCTCGGGGGCTGCCTCGGGGGCGATAGGGGTGATCTCTGGTTCAGTCATTATCCTCAGTTCTCGCACGCTACATGAGCTGGTGCGCCGCTAGTAATAAAAGGGACCCAGGAGGAAAATGTGCATCCTGCCTCTTCAGTTTCAGGGTGAACACAATGTCGTCGCATGTGCCGCGCCTACCTCCTGGATCGTTTTTTGTTGCGTTTTGCTTCCTCCCACCGCATCACGTTCTCGGTGTATCCGGGGTCCTGGGGTCGGTCATCCACCCCACTGGCCACGCCTGTTTCAGCCCCAATGGTGGCGAGGGTGCGCGGCGACGCCGCACGGTTGGCTGTGGGCGACTTTGGAGGGGTTGGATTAGCGGTGGTGTTGCGCCGCCCATAGGCGGTTTTCTTTGCATAGGTCCGTCGTTTGGCCATCATCGACTCCTTAATACATTGTCGTCTTGGGTGGACGCTTGGTTGGGCGTTTCTTGGGCTTCCGAGCCATTGAGCCTCCGATCTGGCGCTACAATCACGGAGATCGCGCCATACTCGCTGGGAGCGACCATGCCAGACAGCGCCCCCCGGGTTCAAGTAAAAACCTACTTCAACTTTTTGAGCGTCTGGGCGAGGCGGGCACGTCGGCCCGTGACCCCCTTCTGCTTGGCGGCGCGAGCCAGCTTGGCCGCCGGAATTTTCTGGCCCTTCTTGACCCCAAGCGTTTGACGCAGGGCGCCGGGCTTCTTGATCGCTCCCTTGATCCAGTTTTTTGCCATCCTACCTCCTATCCAATGGGGGGGCCGCCGCCTGGTCCGGGGGGACCCATCGGCGCGGGCGGTCCGGGTTCACCGGGAGGGCCTGGTGGCGGACCACCGGGACCCATCATCCCAGGGGGAGCGCCCCCTGGCCCAGCCGCCTCGGGTGGGGGCGGTGGGGGTGGTGCCGGCGGGGCAATATCCGCCGCGACCTCCAGATCGGCCAGTTTGAGCAGGCGCTTGGTCTCCTCCTGCGCCATAAACTTCGACCCCGCGGCGTCCACCTTCATCAATTCCTTGATCAGTTCCATGCGGGTGCGGGCGATCTCGGCTTCCGCCGCAATCCGCGCCACGCGCTCCTTCGTCTGGTCAGATTCTCGCGTGCGCGTCAATTCCTTCTGGGCTTTGACCTCGTCCATTTCAATGACCCCGCTCAGCTGCTGGACCCGCTGACTGAGCTGCTCGACCATCTGCTGGGCCTGTTCGATCATCTGCTTCGCCTCGGGCGGGATCGGGCTTTTTTCCTTCTCGCCTTGCAGGTTGGGCGGCAGGGTTTTGTTCAGGCGCTTGGCGATTTCCGTATTCCCGGGGCCGTCAATGTTTCTCACCGCAATCGGCGCCATCGCGGCCGCCATTTGCGGCGGCAGGACTTTCATCAGGTCCAGCTGCCAGGCAGCCGCCTCCTGGCGGCGCGTGGTATAGCTGGCACCCACCGAGACCGTGACGTCATAGCGCCCGGTGCCCCACTGATAGATGCGCTGAAGACCATCCTGGCCGTTGTAGGGCTGGCCCATGGTGACCATCTCGGACTCGGCGGGGTCTTCGAGGCCAGCCAACCGCAGCACACGCCCCGGTCGGGTGTATATCTTGGGAATGAGATCGAGCAACACCTGACCCTCAAACCGCAGCGCCTCGGTGAAATTGTCAATCAGGTTCGCGTTGCCTTCCGCCTGGGATTCTTTCCGGGCCATAATCGCCCGACCGCTCTGGTCTGCGCCGCGCCGGTTCGGGTCCGTGGCGTCATACCAGCCCGTCGTGGTCCGCAGATCGGACTTGTGCTGGTTGATGGCCACGACGAGTGCCTGAATCTTGCTCGGATCGGTAAACTGCGCCACGGTGGGCAACGGCAGGCCGCGGCCCTCGGCGTCGAAGGCTTTACTTAATAGAGCCGGATAGGCTGAGGTCGCCGCATCTTTCCACATATCCTCCAGCCCCTCAATCGACTCGACGGTGGCCAGCACCTTCGACTTCGGACTGAGCGCCAGCTCATAGACCAGCTCGGAACACTGGTAGTTATACATGCGCTGGGGATCGCGGGCCGCCCGGATAATCCCCCGCAGCGTCCGCGCCCCATCCACGACCAGGGCCTCCCCAAACACGGGAATCACGGGGATATACATGCCAGGCCACTCGCGGCCCGCACGCTTGGAGGGGTTGCCTTCCAGAATTTCAGCGCCGCTAATCTTGGCGAGTTTCACCGTGCGATATTCCAGGCGGCGACGCTGGACAATCTCGGCGCCCTCGGGAATCGAATCGGCCAGGACGGTGAACTCCTGGTTCTCCGGCGAGCGCACCAGCGCCACTTCCGGCCCCTTGGTGGTTTCGACGTAAAAGTAGTCCGCAATCCGCACCGTGTTGGTGGGATACCATTCGGGCATCGACACGCCAGTCGCCTCAAAGGCGGCCGAGGCGCTGGAGATGGCCTTCGGATAGCGCTGCTCGAAGTCCTCCTTCGGCATATCTTCAACAATGAAACAGTAGCGGCACTTCTCGGGTTCATGGAGGGGGCACGCCGGGTCCCGAAAGACGGACATTGGGTTCTCAATCGGCTGATACTTGATGCTCTGGTCGAACAGCACCTCCATGGGCGCCGTCGCGTCCTGTTCGTGCTCATAACTGGTGATAATCCGGTAATAGCCAAAGCCCACGGCCGCCGCGCCCTTAAATGCTTCATCCCGCGCGTTTTTAGCGTGGCCCTTGTTCTCAATATGGCGAATCAGGCCCTGGTAAATTTCCGCCGTCTCAATATCGGCGCCCGAATCCACCGGCACCGCCAGGAGGCTGGGTTTCGACGCCTTCTGGCGCCCAATCAGCTGGCGAAACGGCTCGCCGATCTGGTCAATAGTCAGCGTCGGGCGCTCCATCCGGTTCTGGCGGTCAGCCTTGTCCCACTGGTCGAGGTTCAAAAACCGCAGGTCCGTCTGGCCTTCCGTGCGCTGGTCCTTTTCGGCGGTGGCGCAAGTCTCCCACCGGGTCAGGGCGGTCGTCATAAAATCCGAGGTCGGGGTCTGTCGGGATGGACTCATGGGGTCACCTGCTCATCCAGCTGCGCCGCCATCCGGTGGTGGCGGCCGCCTGATTGGTAAAGGGCACGCGCTTGAGGACGGTGCTGGCGGCAAAGGTCAACGCCAACGCATCCGCATCGTCCGGGCTATCAATGCCGCGACTTTTCATCTGTTCCTTGGATTCCAAAATCACGCGATCCTGGGCGTCGTGCTTGTAGCTCGGCCCCATCAGATCAAATTCGAGGCGGCTCGACTTGTCCAGCGCTCCATGCGCCAGCCAGTCGCGGAGTTTGCCCCAGATATAGCTTCGCATATTTGCAAATTTTGTCGAGGGACTTTTTGCGCCGAAGGAGACCTCCAGCACGTTGCGGTGGCCGAGCTGGCGCAGGCGGTCCACGATAGGGCCTCCGATGCCCGTGCCATCGACGAACATCGTGCCGACCCGTTCGCCCTCAAATTCGCGCTCCAGGACGTCGGCGGCCAGGGTCACCAGGCGCATCGAGTCGCGGGTTTCCGCCCCGGTCAGCCGGATCGAGGGAATCGTCCGCGCATCCGTGCCGCGCCGAAACCGGAACACGCTCTGGTCCTCGCCGCCCCGGGCGACATCCAGGCCGCAGACCAGCGCATCATCCGCCAGGCTCAGCGCCTCGCGGTCCTGGGCATCATGCACCAGCGTGCTGCTGATAAATTGCAGATCGCTGGCCGCCGGAGGCAGCCCCCGCACCCGGACCCGATAGAAGTCACTATCCACCCCAAAGTCCTCGGCCCACTCGGCCAGCTGCTTTTTATTGGTGAAATGGCATTCCCGGCTGTCGATGCTCTGGGCGTCCCAGCGCTTGCGGAGCGATCCGAAGCAGATGCGGTGAAACGTGCCGGCGCTGCGGGTGGGATTGCCAAACACGAAGATCATCGGCTCGCCGTCGGTCAGGCCGCCTTCGGCCACCTCGTAAATCTTGTCCGGGACGGCGCTGCCTTCATCCACGACATAGAACGACGTCGAGTCGGCCGCGTGCTGGCCCGAAAAGGCTTCGGAGTTTTCCTCCTTGCAGCTCTGGGCGGCACAGAACCAGCTGGAGGGATTCGCCGTGTGGTACATCCGGTCGCTGGTGACGGTGAACCAGTCGCCGGTCAGGCATAAACTCGTCCAGCGCCGAATCGACGCCCAGGACTTGTCCCGTAGCTGGACAAAGGTGTTGGCCGTGACGGTGCCCTTGGCATGGGGGCGCGTGGACATAATCCAGTTGACAATCCAGGCGACCATCGTCGACTTGCCGATGCCGTGGCCCGAGCTGACGGCCATCCGAATCGGGGGCACCGGTTCCAGTCCGGTGAATCCGTGGGTGCGCGTCTGCTCCCCCAGGCGCTGGAGGAAGTCCCGCTGCCAGACATCCGGCCCCTCGTAGGGCGCCAGTGGGGTGCCCACCTCGCGCCAGGGATACATCATCTGGACAAATCGCAGGGGATCGTCGTAGCACTTGGCCACCTCCTCGGCCAGCGCTTCCTGGGCGGAGAGTGTCATGGCCCATCCTCCATGGCCATCCGCTGCAGGTGGCCGCGCATCCGTTCGGCAAACACAGCACCGTCCAGGCCGGCCACCAGACACCAGCCCCCGCATTCCTCCACGTCAGTCAGAAACTGCCGGGCCATCACG